TATGGCTCCACCTTTCGGTTGACGATTGCCCCAAGGGGCGGTCTCACTTCCGTGAGAGGGTGCAGCTTACTGCGGTTGTATGCTTACGCATACTACAGACCTTGCAAAAGGTCGGGCCGGGCACGAAGTGCCTGGAGCTGCTCAATTGCAGCGAATCTTGCTACCAGATGGTAGCAGTGTAGGATGACCTTAACAACAGGGTCACCCATAAGCTCTCCACGTGTTGTGAAGTAGCGACTGAGAACTTTGTTCTCATCCATCTCCTCGACTTGTCGAGGAGCACATAGGGCAAACATTGATGTTTGCCGATACCATGTGGGCATGCCCACATTGTAACATAAGCGATTACACATCGCTTGTGCTACTGCGTGATCGCAGTAGTTTGTTGCCTGCTCCCAGTCTGTGGAGAACAGGAATATATCTTTGTCACCAAAGATAAAGTTCGCAGCAGGATTCTTGTGCGAAAGGCGCTTGAAGAAATTCCAAGCGTGATTTGCCGCCCCGACGCCAGATCGGGACGATGGTATAACTGTTAGGTACTCTAACAGTATATGCGACATGACATGCAAGAGCATGGCATGGGCCAGGTGCGATACAGTTATCGCACGATACTTCCCTAGTTCTGCAACTAGGGATACTCTGACAGACATGATGTTTCTGTCATATATTGTTTGCCTTTCGGCAAACTGATTGCAGGCCCAATGGAACAGGCATTCACCTGTCCCATCTTCTCCGGGCCGCAGTATCCTTCCTGTCGGAAGGCCGGTTTCCAGATTTAACTCTGGAATTTCTGGGTTTGAAACCAGAACTTTTCTGGCAGCTTCAAGCTTGCCACCAGACGCGGTGTTCGTGAAGAACTCCCCACTATCACTAAGTGATATTTTGGCCTTGTTTATAACAGAGGACCAGAAACGGGCTGAGTTTCCCTCAGCTCCAATAGACTCCACCACTTCCTGGTGGATCATATCTACACCGGCAGCGATGTAGTGTTTCATCCGTTCGTAAACGGATGGATCTGGGGGCTCCGTTAGGACCTCCTTTATTTCCTGAAGTGTCTTCAGGAAAACCTGTCGGGGGGGGACCCCCGATGCTCGAGTTTGGCTCAAAAGAGCAACTCTATACATATCGATAGGAGTCTTCCTATCGGACATAAAGTCAGTGATGACTTTGAAGAAAGACATCTCTCGCGGGATGTCAATGGAACTGATGTTCCCTACAGGGTTGAAACCCTGCTCTTTGATTGCTTTACGCAACCGCTTTACCTTCTCGTAAGCAGAAGGCGTTTCGGGAGTTTCATCCCGAAAGTAGTCAGGCAAAAGCTGACAAATCAGGCAATTGATTACCTGATCAATTCTGGACCAAACCAGAAACTCTTCCCACTCGGGGAAGCCCAAGACGAGTTGCATGACCAGCCCGTCAACAGTAGCTAAGATCGTTCTTAGCTTGTGAACCCCGCTAGGGGACACTTTCATGTTCACAAGATTGTGAACACCTTGAGGCCC